TAAACAAATTGTTTTATTATAACTAAATGCTTCTAAATCTTCTTTTTCTTGACATTCTTTCTTTTCAGGATAATATTTACTTCTTAATTTCTTTCTTGTAATTTTATTAGAATGTAAAATATTATATATTGAATGGTCTGATAATTTTATTTTATATTTGTCATTTATCAATTTAGAGAATTCCAACAAAATAAATTCAGGTTGTAGGATATATTTTAACATAACTTTTAACAAATGATATTATTTCTGGTGTAATTTTAGTATTTTTATGTTCTCTATCTTTTCTCTTAATATCACCATCTTTGTTATATTTTATTTTCCATCTTGATAAAGATTGTATTTTACAATTAAAAATTTTATTACATACATTTCTCATCGTTTTATTATATGTTAAGTAATATTTAACTGTTGTTAATTTATAATCTTTACTATGTTGTTCTACCATTCTCTATATTTAAATATAATTTATATAATAATATATAACATTATGAATATTACAGAACTGGTAAAAGAAAATGAAAAACTTAAAAAAGAAATAATAGAGTTAAAAGAACAATTAAAAAAATATACTTATGGTAATACTCACAGAAGATACTATGAAAAAAATAAAGAGAAAATAAAAGAAGATAGAATAAATTATCTAAAAAAGTTAAAAGAAGAAAACCCAGAGAAATTAAAAGAATATAGAAAAAAAGCGTATGAAAATCAAAAGAAAAAATTAAAAGAAATTATATAATATTAAATTTTTTTTCTAATAAACAAATTCTTTTATTACAATTAATAAATCTTTCTTCAAAACAAGATAAACGATTGTTAATTGCTATAAGTTTAATATTAATAGAATTTATTTTATCTTCAATATCACTTAATATTTCTGAATTTGTTTTTATTTCACCTTTTGCATCATCAATCCATATAAAAATTTGAGTAAATTTAAGATTATAAGTATTAATCCAACTATTCATTGTTTCTATATTTTTATTTAAATGTTCATTAACACAAGATATATTATTTTTAATATTAGATATTTCTGAAGATATTATATATCCTAATTCCATTTTTTGGCATTTTTTTTAATAAATATATCATTTTTTTATTTAAAAACTATATAAAAATAACTTTATACTATTATATAGTATTATACAATTATGAAAAAACCACCTGATAAATATAAATGTATTAAATTACCTATCATTTCTATTCTCAATAAAAATGAGGAAAGTCATAATATTTTTAATATTATTCAAGATGCTGTTTATAGAACTAATTATATTACTACTAAAACAAGTTTATTATTAAGGTTATGGTGTTTAGATAAGTATCATAATGATATTGAAATTCCTTTAATTGATGAAAATACTATTAAAATGTGTATGAAGTCTTTACTATTACCATCTCGTGGTCCCAAACCTAAAAATAATAATCTTCTTTTATTTAATGAATTTAAACAATTACATTCATTTAGTTTAGAGGATGGTAATAATCTTTCTGCTATTTTAGATTATTATGCTATTACTATTCTTACTTCTATTGAAAATAATATTAAAATGCATTTTTTTGATTATGTCAATCGTTTTATAAATTCTTATTTTAAGGTTTTTTATAAAGATCAAATTAATAATAAAGAATTTAAAAAACAATTGTTTAAAGATTTATATGTTGTTAAAAATGATATTATTAAAGGAACATTAAATGCAAATGAAAAGTTCCATAATTGGATTAAAGAATATCGTTATAAAATTGTTCCTGAAGATTATGAAGTTAATTATTATTATGATGTTAAGACTACACCTCAAAAGTATCTTAAATATATGATTTTTATGAATATTGAATTAGAAAAAATAGAAGGTAAAATGTATCAATTCTTTCCTATAAAATCTTCTATTATACCTAATCATATCCAAATTGATACAAAATCAGTAATAGAACTTTTAGTGGATAAAGAAAAGAAGAAGTATTTAGATAATATTGAATTAAATAAAGAGTTTTTATGGGATAAATTCTTTAATATAACTCAAAAAATAAAAGATTATAAGTTTGATAATACTATTATTACTGATGGTTATGCTACTTCTTTAAGATTTATTCATAAAGATTATATTGAAGGTGAAAAAATCAAAAAAGATAAAATGAAGAAAGGACGAAAAGATGCACGAGAAATGACAGAAGAAGATAAAGAAAAAAATAAACTTGCTAAAAAGAAAGAATTAAACAAATTAAAACAAAATGAAAAACCTAAAAAAGTTGAAAAAACTTATGAATTTCCTTATATTGATGATGTTGATAAAGAAGAATTAAAAGGAAATCATATTTTTATAGACCCTGGAAAAAGAAGTTTATTTACTATGATGAATGATGATGGTAAGTTTTATTCTTATACAAACAAACAACGAATAAATGAAACAAAAAGATTAAAATATCAGAAAATTCTTAAAAAATATAAAGATGAATTAAATATTACATCAAAAGAAAATGAATTATCATCATATAATTCTAAAAGTTGTAATATTACTAAATATAATGATTATATTACTAAAAAATTAAGTACTAATGAAGTTTTATATAAACTTTATCAAAATACTAAATTTAGACAATATAAATGGTATGCTTTTATAAATAAAAAAAGAACAGAAGACAATATGCTTAATAAAATTGAAAAGACATTTACAAAAGATAGTATTATAATAATTGGTGATTGGAGTATTGGTAAGCAAATGAAAAACTTTATTTCTACTCCTAATTTATCACTAAAAAGAAAATTACAAGAGCGTTTTAAAATATATGATATAGATGAATATATGACTTCTTGTTTAAATTATAAGACAGAAGAATTATGTAATAACTTATATTTACCAGATAAGAAAAATAAAGAACGAAAGATGCATTCTATCCTAACATATAAAATGGAAAATAAACGGAAAGGTTGTATCAATCGTGATAAAAATGGTTGTAAGAATATTCAGAAGGTATTTAATTATTATATGGAATATAATGAACGACCAGAAAAATATAAAAGAGGATATTATTTACAAAAACTACAAACCGCTTTAATAGAGCCGTCAAATTGTAGTTAGTTGCTTAAATGCAATCATTTACATCCAATAGAAAAATAAATAACAAGATTATTATATTTTTTATAATGGTCTTGTCCAATTTATCTTTTCGGTTGGTGTAATAATTAAATATTTCAATATTTCATATTATTTTTCTCTTCATTTAAATATTTAATTGATTTTCCAATTATTTCTTCATAATCACCGTTTTCATAATTTTTGATTATATACCAACCTCGTTTATAAGTATTTTCATCAGTTTCATATGGTTCTTTTTCTATTTTATATATATAATTATTTGCAATAATTATAATATGTGAATTCATTTAAAGATTTATTTGTTATGATAATAAATATAAGTCATTTTTTTAAATATCATTATTTAATGAAATTATTACAATTAAGTTCTTGTCTTTTTTCAACTGTATCATTGCATGCATATTATATTCGAAATGATTTTTATCATCATATCTTTCTTTTAATAACTATGTTAAGTATTCTAAATCATGAAGAAAATCGTAATTATTATATTCATTTACTCGATTTTATAATTGCACATTATGCATATATTCAAATAAATATTAGTGATTCTGTAACAGTAATATCTAAAAATCCTATTATGATCTTTTCACCAATCATAACTATGTTTCTTTTTTATTTAGAATCATTTTATCCGTTTTATGCAAATGAAATACATTTTATTTTACATTTATATATGGTGGGAAATTTACATTTATATTTATATTATATTTAAGAATTATTTCATAATTAAATAATTAAATAATTAAAAAAAATGGAATTATCAGATATTGAATTGTCATTACATTCATTAGTATTTTCTTTTTCAATTATTATTCCGACAACTATTATTTTTTTTAGCATTTATTATGTTTAATTATCAATTTATTTTTTATCTTTATCTTTTAAATTATGGATTTAAAAGATATTGATGATCATCTTGAATTATCAGAGAGTAATATTAATATAACTTTACAATCAATGTTGTCTTCAATTACTATTAAGAATTCTATAAATGTTAGTGATTCAATTTATACTGACACAACTATAGATAAATGGATTACAAAATTACCTATTACACGCGGAGGTGCCATTGTTATGGATAAAATAATAAAAAATCCAACTAATGATAAAGATTTATTACTTAAACGTCAAGAAACTTATTATGAAATTTTTAATTATCAATTACAAACTCTCAAAGATCATGAAAAAGATATTTTATGGATTATGAATCTTAAAAAAGACATTGAAGATGATATGAGTATTAATCTTCTTTTTCCTTCCACATATCTAATAAATCGTTTAAATAATTTTAGGGTCTTCTTAGATGGATATCATTTATATAAAATTTTATTTGTTCCATGTAGTTGTATTTTTTATCCTTTATCTATTATTCTAACTCCTTACTATTATCTTAATAAATATATGGGGTTAAATTTAGGTTTTGGTAAATATTTAGAAATCTTATTTCAATTTTTAAAAATGTTATTAAAACCTTCAGGAAATTTAAGAAAAGATTTTTTTAAAATTATTAGTTTTTTAATTTATATTTTTATTTATATTTATGGTGTTTATCAAACATTTGTAATTTCTTATATTACTTATAAAATTCGTGAAAAACTTTTAACAAAAATTAGAGGTTTAGTAGATTTTATTAAGACCTCTTTAGTAATTGTTAAACGTGCCAAAAATTTATGGAAATCTTTTGATATTTACAATCTTGAAGAAAGTGAAATTTATTATGCTATTTCCAAATTAAATGAAATTAAATATGATATTTCCACTGTTTATAAATTATGGAAAGATGATGAATATAAGGATGCAATCATAAAAATTTTAAAAGTTATTTATATTTTAGATGTTATTAATGTTGTATCAAAATTAAAAAGAAATAAACAATGGACAATACCAGAATATTCAAATAAAAATACAATTATTATTGGTATTGGTAATCCATTATTAGGTGATAATCAAGTGTTAAATCCCGTTAATTTAACCAAAAATTTAATTATAACAGGTGTTAATGCAGGTGGTAAAACTACTTATGTAAAATCAATTGCTTCAAATATAATTTTAAGTCAAACTATAGGTGTTATTAATGCTCTCAAAGCAAATATTCTTATATATGATGCTATTATTTCATTTATGAGAGTAAAAGATGAAGTTGGTCATAAATCTTATTTTGAAGCAGAATCAGATTGTTGTAATAATATGATTAAAATTGCCACTGATTTACATAATAATAAACAAAAAGGATTATTTGTATTAGATGAACCAATGC